AGTTTCTGCGTTCATATCTTATATACATTTATATATAAGTATATAGATATTTATTTTCCGTTAAACTTTTCCATCACAAATTCCTCTTTGAAGGAATTCACAAAACTTACAATTTTTTTTCCGTTCTCCCGGCACCTTTGGAAATGGTAAATCATTAAAGTTTCCTTCATCATCAAACACTTCATTTACAAAATCCATAAATTCGTTGTAAACCCTATTTGTAGTTGGTTTACCATTTGCTGGAACGTGTCTTGAAATTCGAGGTATTGGGAATGGTGCATCTTCATAGAGTTTTCTTCTCATAATCTGATACTCCACTTTTATTTTCTCTAATGGAACATTGAATAGTTCGGAATAGTATTTTTTGTATAGAACAATTTGTGCATTTTTGTATTTATCTGCTTTTTGATATTTGTTCCATCCCATTGTTGAAGTTTTCAAATCAATGATGATAATTGAATTATCTGATAAATCTTTCATTACAATATCAATGAATCCAATAAAATGAACGCCTTCTTTTACTTTAGCATTTAGTGGTAATTCAATCCCAACTAACTCAAAACCAGTCTTTGTGTAAAACTTATCAATCTTCTTTTTGAACCATTCTAAGATTCTTCTACCATCACCATAGAACTCTTCTAACTCTAACTGAGTACATATTGTACCCTCTGTCAACTTTTCATTCTCTTTGAGAAATTCTTTTCTCATCCAATCTAACAACAACTTATCAGTATCAATTTCCATTGCTTGTTTTTTCGAAACACCATACATCACCGAAAGGAAATGTTGGATTGTTTCGTGAATTGCTGTTCCGAAGATTGTATAAATGTTAGCCGATGATTCTCCCAACTTATCGATATATCTCAACTTATATGCTCGTGGGCAGGTTGAGTATAATTGATATTGTGAAAAACTTACTTTTGCCATATTGTTTTATTTGTATTACAAATATACGAAAAAATTAATGAATATCCAAACTTTTTTTAAAAAACATTCCAAAATAGAATCTCACCATCACCTCTATTTTGGTTACACATTTCCCATGCTTTCAAATCATAGTTTGGTGTTGATGGAAAATCTGATTTGAACTTTGTACTCTTTTCAAATGGTAGTTTGTGTTTGAATATCTCTAATCTATTAAATCCTTCTTCAAATTGTCTAATACCTATGTTGTATTCTTTTCCAACTTGAACTGCTTTGATTTTGGATGTGGTTGTTCCTCTGATAATACCTTCCATCAAAACACCACTTCCTAAAGCACACCATATTTCATCAGGTTCGTAACCTAAATGAGATATGATTTCTTTCGTTCTATTTGCTATTAAGTTTTTTGATTCTTCAGTATCAAATCCAAATGGTAGTAGATATGAACCAGTTTCTTCACAATAATTTTTTGCATGATACTGAACTACATGGAGATATCCATAAGGTATTTCTACAATCTTTGCTCCCAAATCTAAACACCTTTGAGTATTTGGATGTAGTTTCTTTCTTTTAGCACAAAAGATGGTTGCTTGCTTACCTATGGATTTACAATAAGATGATAATGCTATTTGAGCTGCTCCATAAACAGGTGATGGATAAACGAACTCATCGTAAGATGTATCTAATATGTTTTTTAGAAGTACTGATTTAGTTCCACCAGATAAAAGGTCATCTCGAAGAACCTCTATACCATTGTGAGATTCTATAACGATTGACATTACACATTTAGTTTTAATTTCTTAATTATCTTTGGGTCAGTTCCATAATCCTCTGATAATTGTTTGATTCTCTCTTTACCAGTTCTACTAGCATAAAGAATCTTTAGGTAATCCTCAGCTTCTAACTTTGAGGTTTCATAATGTTTAGCTACCAACTCTACTAACCAACCTTCGTATTTATCAGCTCCCTTAGCTTTCATATACTTCATAAAGTGTCTACCTTTTGGAAGTAAATCAATAAGAGCTAAATACATTGCCTTTGGTGGAACTTCTTGTAGATAAGGCTGTACAGTTGCAATAGTTTCTACCCATTCGTATTTCATTGAAAGAAAACGAAGTATCATATAGTTAGACCAAGTCTTACGGTCAGATTCCTCTAATGTATCCCAATATTTAGGATTTTGTTCATTAGTGATTTGTTTGATATGGTCAAATAATGATTTGGGTTTTTTACTCATTACCTTCAGCGTTTTTTCTATCGATTTCTGATAATACTTTCATTTGTTCTGGTAGTAATTCTTCACAAATCTCACCACAATTACCACACAACATTACTTCGATTGGTACAACTACATCTTGTGGAGTACCAGTGATTAGTTTTGAGATTTTTCTAAATTTAGCACCATCAACAAATGTATCATATCCACAATGAGCACAAACAACGGGAGTTGATTTACCTAAATCAATCTTTGGTGATTGTTGTGTACTTTGTTCTGATGCTTTTTGTGGTTTACTACCACCTTTACCAATTATATTTGCCATTATATTAAGTTTAAAATTTCAATTAAAGTTGCTGCGGTTGGAATCTCCTTATCTATTGAATGAACATGCTTACTTTCACCTTCCGATAATGCAATAATTACATTTGCTGTATTTTGAGGAGCATACTCATCAACCTTTTCATATAGTAAACTGAATAATTCGGTAAAATCAGTAACTCTACTATCAATGATAGTTTGTCTCATTTTAGTATATTTATTTCTTTTATCATCTGAGGATTTAAGAATATCCAAAACTTTCATTTTGTAATCATTTTCCAAAAGGTTTTGAGTATCTACTTTCAACTCACCTTTGATTGAGTTTAATTGACAAGTATTGATAATCTTTCTAATATCAGGATATCCACTATCAATAATTGGTACTAAATTTTTTGGTTCAAACTTAATTTCTTCATTATTAAGAATCTTTGAAATTTGAACTGCAACATCTTTTTTAGTTGGTGGTATAATCTGAAAAGTTTGGCATCTACTTTGAATTGGTTCAATCACCTTCTCCACATAGTTACAAGTCAATATGAATCTACAATGTTGTGAAAAAGTTTCCATCAAATTACGAAGGATTGCCTGTCCATTCTTAGACATATAATCAAACTCATCTAAAATAACAATTTTCCATTTTTTGAATCCCATTGAAGATGCAAAGTTCTTTACTTTATTACGAACTGTATCTACATTGTTTTCATCAGATGCATTAATTACCATATAATCACAATCCACCGATTTTACAATCAGTTTAGCTAATGTAGTTTTACCCGTACCAGCTCTACCATATAGAAGTAGGTGAGGAATATCACCACTTTCTAAATAACCCTCTACTTTTGATTTAAGGTGTTCGTTACCAACATAGTTTTCTAATGTAGTTGGTCTATAACTCTCCACCCACAAAGAGTTATCTACTTGTTCATTATTAGTTTCTTCAAAAAATCCCATAATTTATATTTTATCTACCTACTTCTTTTAATCTTTCTGATTTGAAGGTTTCCCAATCTTTACCAATACCATCGATATAGAATAAATCTTCAGGTTTTAATCTACCTTCATCATGCAACTTAGAATATCGTTTGATTGCTTGCCTTTTCCACCAATTGTTGATGTAATCTACACCATCTACAAACTTCTTCTTCATTTTGAGTTCCGATTCTTCAATTTCTGAACGGAGGAACTCAGGTCCGTTTTCATACATCATAGCGAGATATACACCTCTTTTGAATCCGTGATGATAATCAGATGATTTGATACCACATTCTTTGAAAATCTGAGAAAGAATCTTTTGTTTGATACCACTTACAGGTCCACTAGCACCTTCACCAGTTCCCATATTAGCACCATTTCTGATTCTTTCGTTGGTGATTGCATTTTCATACCATTCTGAACGATGTTCTTTCAACCATTGATGCCAAGGGTCATAGAACTCATCATCAGGTTTGATTGCAATCTTACCAGCAGATTCACCCAAAGTTTTAAAATGTGGAATACCATTGTATTGAGAATGAATTCCATAGAGGGAAGTTGTACCTACACCTATCAATGTTTGCCCATACTTCTTTTTCCAATATTCCCTAACTTCGGGAACAGTAGTCATCATTGCTGTGAGTTTACCACCTAAGAAATTGTAACCTAAAGGCTGGGTACAAACAATGGTGGAAGCGATAGTTGTGTAGTTCAACTTTCCCTCTTTGAATTTATTCTCTTTATTCCATCCGATGTAATCATCTCTAACCTTCATTGCGGTAACATCAGAAGCTAGTGATACTAAACCTAATAATTTCCCACTCTTTCTATCTTTAATGAACAACTTCACATTTCGACCAGGATTAGCTGTCCAACTCATTGTGTGAATCATCTTTCTAAGATATGTCCACTTTGTAGCTTCAGTTGAATCCTCCACAATTTCAACATAAGGTTCTAACTCTTCAATCTCTTTGATGGTTAGTTCCTTATTGTTAATATCGCTTGGTTTCCATTGAGTATCATAAAGAGTAGCGATTTGGGATTTATCTCTGAGCATAGAAGATTCTTGCAACTCTACCCACTTTTTGTAGAGAGTTTGTTCTTCAACACTCATTGTCATAAGGTAATCCATATTTTCGATGAGCTTTCTTTTCTCATCTTCAAATACAAATTCCGGCTTTGCTGGTTCAGTATCCCAAAAACTCATAATTACTTAATCTCTACTAAATAATAATTTGATGTATAATCCCCCTCTACAAAGTTTAGATGTGCCAAACCTTGTGATGAAATTTTCAATGATGATGCATTTGAACCTTTATTAGCCAATAGGATAGCTTTTAGGTATTTCGCAGAGAATGCGATTGGTTCTACATCACCTTCACAAGTACAATCAACTGAGATAGAAATTCTATTTGAATTGATTGAAGAATAACCTAAGATAATCTCTCCGTTGTTATCTTTACAAGTGAATGTGAAAGTATCAGCATCTGCTAATGCTCCCTTAGATTTGATGAATTTATTTACAAACTCATCGTTTAATGTGATTTCCACATTAAATGGAGGAAGTGCTTTCAAATCAGGTACCGCTGGGATAACTGATGGTGCAGCTAACATATACTGCATCTTAGTTCCTTTATCTGAGAACTTTAATGCACCAGTTACTTCTTCCACATCGATTGTGTTATCTAACACGCTCAATAATCCTCTCAATTGAGATGTTGTGTAGATACCAAATTCTCCATTTGGAAAATCAGTACCACTTACAGATACATCTCCTAAAAGAGTTTTGTCATCTGAAATCATTCTAACTGAAAGGTCAGAACCTTCAGATTTTACCATTACAGATTCAACCTCTCCACCGAGATTGTATCTATTGATGAAACCATCGAATTTTACTTTTTCCATAATTTACTTTTAAGATTTATTTTTAAGTTGTACAAATATACGAATAATTTTTTAATTATCCAAATTAAAATGAGAAAAATTTCTCAGCTGTTTTGGTTGAAGATAAAACTTCTCCCCAATCCAATGCTCCGTAGAAATCTTCTAATTTCTTTAGAAGTTCTCTTTCGAAGATTTTATCATAATCAATATAACTATTTACAATGTCCATAATTTGAGTTGGGTCATTGTAACCATTCATTGCTACACCATCCAATCCATATGGGTTTTGCTTTAGATACACCCACTTAATCTTATCACCATCTTTAATTGGTTCATATTGATTTTGAACTTTAAAATGCTTTAACAATTGATTATATGCTATTGATGCTTTTACGTGTGCTGGAGTACCTGAGGGGAATTGGAACATAGCCGTTTGTTCTCTTTTCTTTGGCATATACTTTGATAAGTTTTTCACAGCTCCAGCTTTAGCAATTTCATATACATTCATAGAAGATAAAGCATTTTTAAAATCGTAAATTTTATTAGTGAGTTGTTCTTCAGTATCACCTCTTAGAATTTCGATTAGAACCTCACTCATAAACTTACGGAATGCGGCTGGATATGAAGAACGAACAACATCCAATCCTTTTACATCCAACTTATCAACAGGTACACCATTATCTGATATAATCCATTGTGCATATCTTTTCTTAGCAATCCAAATACCTGATTTAGAAACATACTCCTTTTTAATCTCAAATCGGTGCTTATCCTTATCAACATTGAATACCTTTTCAGCAAGAATATCGTAAAAATCATTTAAATAATCTTGCATTTCACCTGCAATATCATTTACATATCCAGCAATAGTATCTTGCTCACTATCTTTCCAATTTGGGATTCGTTTATCCAATAAAGGAACTGCGGAGAAAAATACAGAATCAGTATCAATGTATATATTGGAATCCAAATCAGGAGTACCAAGCTCCTTATTGTATTTGATGTTAGCCATATCAGCAGTTGATTTAATAACTGTCTGTCCTGTCGTGGTAACAGCGGTAGCATTATCAACATCATAGAACCTAAAGGCAGGAAGCCCAAGCACACCATATAAAGAGTTAAGTAAAATTTTCTGAACCAACTGACGTTTGTGGTAAAAAGCGTATTTTTCTTTATCTCCTGCTTTTCCATATTTTTTCATTTCGTTTTTAAATTCAACACGTT